TACTGCAAACCGTAATTCGGTCAAGTTTGCATTAACAGTATTTAGTCTTTATTGGAAAAAGGGTATGATCGGCTTAGTCGAAACCGTGGATTACTACCACGTCTTTGCCTAGTGGTACAGCACTATCAAAGCGTAGATAGTAACCTTCAGCCCCACCTGGGTTTTGAACCATTGTGTAGTTAATGCCTGCAATTTGCACAACGTTTTCAACTAACACTAAAACATTTTGTGCCGCCGCAGGAACCGGACTTAAAGGACCAAAGTTCTGCTCACTTGCATCACCTGTTCCTAAATTTTGTACTGTAACTGTTGCCGGTCTATCAGTTCTTGCTTGTTCCCAAGTATTGTTTACATAAAATTCAAATTCATTTGAATCGGTGTTGTATCTAATTTGACCATTTTCAGGAAAAGCAGGGCGTTCTGCTGAATTACCAACGGGAACTTTTACAGCATAGTTTGTTCCAAGCACAACTTGGCCGTTTGCTTCAACACTAACACTTGGATCAGTGATGAGTTTAGAATTTAGTTGTTGCTTTTTAATAAATCTCATTATACTGCTACCGAACTAATAGTTGCACTAACTGTAGCAGGTGATGTTGTTTGTGCTACAATAGTGTCACCGTTTTCTAATACCAAACGCTCTGTATCCATAATAAATGTTTCACCGCCTGGAATTTTTAATTGGTGTAAAATTTTGTTTTGATCACTTGCTGATCCGCCATTTGGTACAACGTGCAGATCTAAGAATGTATCTGCATCTGTAAGAACAGTACCACTTGGTGACGCAATATTATCAACGTCAGCATAGTTACAGAAAATCATGCTTGTGATTGCTGTATCACCACTGCTGGTGTATAATGTTGTTAGTGTAGCATCAATAAAGTTGTTTGTAATCGCCATTTTCTTTCCTAAAATAACATGCTATACAGCAATGCTTTCTTTTTACTTACAAGTTCATCTCTTGTACTAGATGTATTTACAAAATATAAGCCAGAACCACCCTCGGCTTCGGCTTGTGAATACAACTTAATTCTACCACTATCTGCACTAGGAGCAGTAGGACTTACAGCACCTTCGATGCTTAATACATCACGAACAACTACTTCACCGCTTCCGTTTGATTCTAAAAATAAACTTGCTCCAGATGTTTTTGGTCTAATTGCTGTTCCATCAATTTGTAATTCTTGGAATTCGGTTGTAACATGATTAATACTAAATTTTTCAACTCCATCAATTTCAACTGTAAATTGACTTAGAGGGTCACCTTCGCTTGTATCAAAAACTTCTGCTATTGTGTTGCCTGCTGTAATTCTTCTAATTGCCGCACCTGCAACTGCTGTGTCTACATATTTTTTATTTGGAATATCGTCATCATCTGTGATATTATTTTCATAGTTTGCTGTTCCACTTACACTAACAACAGCATTAGGAGCATTTTGTCCTAATAAAATTAAATCTTCTCCTGCTGTTTCTAAAACGTGTGCTTGAATTGCACCTAAACTTGCACCAACTTTAAATGTAAAAACACCCGGGCCTGTTCCACCACTTGGCGTAAGATAACTTAATGTATCATCAAACAAGAATGTTGCCGCTGAACTCGAAGGACCTCTATAAATTGATAGACCTGCTGTACCTAAACTAATACCAGTTGGTGATGTTTCGCCTGTATTAAGTTCAATTATATTATCTTCAACAGTCATGTTTGCTGTATCGATAGTAGTTGTGTTACCTAATACTGTAAGATCGCCTGTAATTCTTACTTCTGGCGTGTCCAAGGTGAGTTGAGTTCCTGATGAAGAACTTGTTATAATCTTGTAATCACCGGTTACTTTTAGTACATCTACAGCCATATGTTAGGATCCTTTGTCTATAGCATTATTTAGTCAAAAGAAAAGGGCAAAGCGAACTCTGCCCTTTCTATTAGTTATTATTGTTGACCTTCAACTTCTGCTGTTGCGTCAGTTGTAGAGCCTACAGTTAAGCCTTTTCCAATGTTAAATTTAACATTTGCAACGTTTGCAGTTCCGCCTTCATACTGAATAGTTCTGTTACGTAATTTTGTAACTTGTACTACAGATGAATCATCTAAGACAGCATTAATAATAAACTCGCCTGAGCCTAAGCCGCCTGCTGATTTATTAACTAATTTAAGAGTCTGTGTAGTAGTTCCATCAGTAACAATGAACTTGTTAGTAGATCTTTGTGATACAATCCATGCCGGAGTTGTAGCACCGTTTACTTCAGACGCAGTTGCAAAGTAGTATGCAGAACATAAAATTTTGCCAGTACCTTGTCCGATTTTTCTTTTATTAATTGGTCTTCCCATTTTTTTCTCCTTGTTGACGTTCTAGGTCTACGCTGTGGGTTAAACAGCATAAGTCCAACATTGTGTCGGCCCTTTCTAACGTGTAATGTATTTAGTCAACTCTAGTAAAGAGATGCATAAGATGTACAGAACTAAAGTCTTTTATAGCACGATTAATTTTATTGCATTGATCTTTATGCTTTTGTATTGTGCTATCTCTTTTTTGTTGACGGTATTGTAATTCTATTTGACTTAGTTTATTAATTTCAGAACGCATGCCTGCACAGAATCTAGCCACGTCAAATTTAAATTCTGGAGCAGTTTTTGTAAGTTCTCTAATATCACTTTCAACGTTAGGCCAATCCAGACTATTTGTAACTTCTCTTATATTACTCATACTAATATTTAAGAAGTCATAAAAAAAGGGCGACATAAAGCCGCCCTTTTCTTACTTTTGTACTACTCTCTATTAAGAGAATGATACGTTACTGATTGTAACTTCACCTAAGTAGTCAGCCGCATTACCAAGAGATGATGCAGTGTTTGTTAACTCTACATAACCATATCTTGTCATGAAACCTACTACTGGTTCAAATGTATCAGGGTCTAATACAACGCCTGAAGACATTAGAGGAATGTATGGGCAGTAGAATGCCGCCGCATCAGCCTCAGATGAACCTTTGTAACCTACAAGCACTGAAGTGTTATCAGAAGCATATGCATCAACATATACTCTCATAGCATTGTTCAAAGTACCTACAAACTTAGTGTTTGTTGGTGCTTCAAATGTACCTTCAGTTGATCTTGCAAACGCTGAAGTTGTAGCAGACTGAAGAATTGTTAACGCTTGTGGCGAAACAACTGCCCAGTTACCAGCACCTCTACGTGTACGTTGTGCGATCTTGTTAGCAACTCTGTTAATTAAAACAGCAAGTGCCGCATGTTCGTCACCAACGAATGTAGCAGTACCACTTACAGCCGCTTGGTCAAATGCTTCTTCATCAGAAGCAAGTGCTCTTAATGAAGCAAGGATCTCTTGATCGATCTCAGCAGTAATTTCTTGAGCAAGTGCCGCCATAATTTCTGCTTCGATGTCAATACCTTGTTGTGCTTGAGCATCTTGTGCCGCTTCAAATGTCCAACGAGCAGATAGTTTACGTGATTTCGCTTCTACTGCTTGTTTTAAGATTTGAATTGACAACTTGTTACCAGGTAGACCTTCTAAAGCCGCTGTAGCCGCCGCTTTATCATCCAATGCACCTGAATAAGCAGTTGCAATTTTAAATGGTGATAATGCTTCGTCGCCAGCAGTTGTGTCTGTTCCTGAAGTTGAGTTCACTGCATCTGAGTAACGTACTCTTAATGTGTGAATTTGTGAAACTGGTCCAGTCATAGGCTGTACACCAACAATTTCGTTTGCGATAACTGTAGGCATTACACGTCTAATTACTGGAAGGATCACTCTGTTTAGTGTTGCAACATTTCCTGCGGAAGTTGCACCAGCAGTTGCCGACTCAGCGAGATAACGTCTAGTGTTCTCGAGAGTGACGTCCATAACGCTTTTCTTGTGACCTTTTAGGCCTTCAAGCAATGCGCCTTTGGTTGCCTGCCAATTTTCATTGATCATTTCTGACATTTTGTCCTTCTCCTTTTTAGTTTAATCCCGCTAATTTGCGGAGTTCAATTAAGTTTGACTTTTCTTCTACCGGTTGTTTGAATTCTTTATTGCCTGTTACTTCTGTGCCTTCATTTAATGCCTGTTTTTTCGCAATGGTTGGTTTTTTATCTTCCATTACTGCTGGTAGGTACTTGTCAAATGCTGTGTGCAATTTTTCAGTTTGCACTGACTCTAATAGTTCTGACATAATTTCTCTTTTGTCTTTACCAAGTGGAGTCAACAACTCATTCATCACTGCAACACGTTTCGCGTCGTCTTTCGCTTTAGCAATTTCTGCTTGCTTAGATTCAACTAGAGTATCCTTCTCTGTGATGGTTTTCTTAGCCTCAGCCAACGCTTCTTCTTTCTCAGCAACGATTTTCATTAACTTCGCAGTTTCTGATTTTTCGTTTAAGTATGAGTTAGAATATTCATTAGCAAACGCTTCGAATAGTTTTCTACCAAAGTGATTTTCGCGAGCCGATTGAATATCTTCTTTCAACTGTTTAATCTCTTCAGCAAGTTTTTTACTTACAGTTTCCTTAACAATGTCTGCTGACTTAGTAACAAACTTTGCTTTTACTTCTGCAAATTTTTCTTTGGCTTCTTTTACAAGTTTTACCTTGGTTTCTGCCAAATCTTTTTTGTCTTCTGCAAACTCATTGATTTCTTTTGCGAGTTGCTTAACAACAAAGTCTTCCAATTTTGAAAAGTTTTCGCTGACCTTAGCACGGTCTTCGTGTAACTCTCCAATTTCTTTAGTCAACTGCTTGAGCATAAACTCTTGCAGTTTCTCAGAATGTTCACCGATCTTCTTCTTATATTCAACTCTTGCTTCCGCAAGTGCTTTCTTATCTTCAGCAATTTCAGCAATTTCTGATTCTAAACGTTCGGAAACCATATTGTCGATTGCTTCGACCATGTTCTGCTTATCATGCTCGTAGCGTTTCGCAAATTCCTCACGGAGTTCAGCAGTAACAGTGTCTTTGTTTTCCTTCACTTTTTGGTCCCATGCTTCTTGTAAGTCAGAACGAACTTCCTCACCTAGCAAGCCTGTTTCAAAAAGTTTATTAAACATATCACTCATTGGCTTCTCCTTATGTTACTGCAAGCCTTTTATGACTCGTAGCATCTGTTCTTTGAGATACTTCTGTGCTTTAGCATCTTTCGATACTTCATGCGCCGCCCTAATCGCACTATAACCACCTCTTGTATTCATAAAGTGTTCATAGATTGGTGTTGGGTAAGCACCTGGCGCACTTGGTTGGGCCACCACATCAACTGTAATGATCTCAAACCCGTTAACTTCTCCAGTGGATTCATTAACTTCACCTGCTCCACGTGAACTGACTCCCAGTTTCACACCTGATTCTAACATGGTTTTTACAAGATTGCCCATTGGGGTTGGCAAAATTTTCATCTTGCCAAACCCGTTGGGTCCATCCATCCACATATCTGTAATCATATGCGATACACGATCTAAATTGACCTTTAAATCATCTGGGTGATCAACTTCACCTAGTACAGAGTAACCGCCGTCGATCTGATCCTTGAGTGTCTTTACAGCGTTGCCTATCTCGGAGACAGGGTAGATACGCTGGTTTGCGTTTTTAACACCACCCTGAATACAAATGCCTTTTAAATAAAGGTTTTTGTTTTCCCCTTCACCTTGGGACTCAAGGGTGACTTTCGCCTGATCGAACGTAAGATGTTCTCTTAAGTATGCCATATTGGCTAACTCCTAATTACTCAG